GTACCTTCGATTGCAGCCTGCTCTGCTTGTTGTGCTGCGGCTTGCTGCTGTTCTTGTTGTACTTCTTGCATACTCTTCACAAGATTTAATACATCTATACCTTGTGCAGCTGCTAGTCTCTTGATTACCTCTTCTGGGTTTATGTATGTTGTGATAGCTTCTGGTCCCATAGTAGTTGCTATGGTCTGTAAGAAACCACCTAATGCTTGTACATCCTGACCTCTACCTAGACTATTAATACCAGCGACAATGATAGGCTTTACGATACCCTTAGGTATACGTGGTATCTGTCCTGTCTTCTGGAATATACTAAGCTTTCTGTTGAGATAGGGTACGAGGAACTCTACAGTTAACAACCCAAACAGTCCGCCGAGTTGTTGTTCTAGTTCCAACTGTGTCATACGTACCTCTTCTGCGGTTGTACGTTCCGACTGCCGAACGGACAGGATTAGGAACGCTTCGTTCAATCGCTTCTCTAAGGTTTGCATGTGCTGTAACGCCGTAGCGAAATCAGCTGTCTTACCAACTTGCACGACACCAATGTCATCAGGTCTACCTTGTACGATAGCACCATTACCAGCTGCTGCTAGCGTCTGAGGTTTAGTTGTAGATGATGGTGATACAGTGAATACAACTTTAGCTGCTGCTGCACTACCTTCTACTATAGCTTGTGACAATGCTTCAAGAGACTTAAGATCTCCGATGAACTGTCCTACTCTACCTCTACCATATGCTTCTCCATCTACTGTATTAAATCGTAGTGGTAGCCATGGTGTACTATCTACTGGTGACTTACCTTGTGACCCGGGTATCCGTTTACCGTGTACCTCTTGATACCATACAAATCTGTTGTTATCTCTTCTAACATGTGTGTATACATCACACTCTTCTTCATCTGGATCTCCGTCTACTGGACTCTCGTAACCCATCTTAGGTTTGATGTCTTCGTAGTTAGGAATTAGATCTTTATTGATGCTTTCTTTTGTGACAATTTCAATCACGTCGCCGTTGCCATCTCGTTCTATCACGTAGCGATTAAGAGGATATAACTTCAGTCCTTCTTTACCCATAAAGATAAGAGCATTACCACCTACAACTAGATGTTGTAATGCTTGGTGTATTACTACACGATCATCTGATGCAGCGATAGCGTCAAGGATTGTACGCTCTATCTTTGCAAAGGATAAGTCAAGTTCTGATTTTATCTGCGGCTCAAACTGTTCACCTAACTGAGACTCATCTACTTGTAGCTTAAAGAAGCTAGTCTGTGGAGGTACGAGAGATAGCGATAGCTTGGATGCTAACGCTACAACTCCTTTAGCCCCTACAGACTGCCAAGGTGTCTTCAGTTGTTTCATACCTTTCTGATAGTCTTCATGACCACGAATAAGATATGGTAGTGTAAGTTTAGTTGCGTCTTCTGCTTCGGTCAAAAACTGGGAACGATCACTGGATAAATTATCATACCTAGATTTTGCTGTCATGATTAATCTCTTCTAAATGCTGTTCTAAATGCACCTCTACCCATACCACCTCTGCGGCCAAAGAATCTAAACATAGGATTAAATCCTCCTACGGTCAAAGGGTTGTAAGGATTGAATGCTTGTGCATACGCCCGCTGTTGTATCTGCATTAGTCTGTTAGGATCTACTCCAGTCTGTGCTTGCTGATATGCTGGAGCTGCCTGTGCTGCCGCCACCTGTTCTGGTAACAGTATCTCTTCTGGTGTCAACGGTGCGACTGGTAGTCTAGCACCTCCGCCACCTCCTCTTCTAGTTAGAGTAGGTCTTGGTCCACGGTTATCTCTTGCATCTTGTATTGCTTCATTACTCTTTGGTATCAACATGTTAGTTAAACGATTGTTGATACCTAACATACGAGCTGGTGTTGTAACTAAGTTACGTCCACTACGTAGAAGGTTAGTCATATTCATACGGTTAGTATCTGACAGGTTGTAGAAACTACCGGGCTGATAAGATGTGTAGTCAGCTTCTGGCTCTGGACCTCCGGGTCCGAGTCTGTTAAATGTACCATCAGGACTCATTACATCTGGATTACCTGTAGGTCTTGCTCCCATAACATTCTGAGCATACTGATTGCCGTCTGATATTGGTCCTATTCCTAATGTACCATCTGATATAGCTCTTGATGTTGAACCACCGCTTGGGTTTGTTGGTGTGAATCCACCACCACCTATGTTTAATCCGCCAGCTGTAATGCCAGCTGCTGCATCAACGTCTGCTTGACTTGGAGCTCCATATGTATCTGGTGATTTAACACTGAAGTAATTTGGTGCTGTGGCAGCTGGGTTAATACCTAGTCCGCTTGGATTAGTACTGACCAAATCCATACGTATACCTAACGGGTCATTTCTACCTCCAAGTCCAGAAGAGCTGCCTTTTATCAGACCTCCATCAACATTATATAATCTTTTAAACTCAGGTCCAGCTAATACATCAGCTGCTGGTCCAGTTGCTGGTGGTGAGCCGAACAAAGGTTTATCATGTGAAGCAATGAGTGTACCACTGCTACCTATTGTAGGTGAAACCATCGAAGCATACTTAGCTCCGTCTGCAACCGGGCCGATACCTGATGTGCCTGATCCTCCTGAGGATCCACGGGACATTGCTACACTTTTCTTAAAGCTAGGACCTTTTTTAGCACTTGAACCAAACGTTTTCTTTGCATCTTTAGTTGAAGTCAACGAAGAGTAACTAGGTAGTCCTGATGTAAATGAAGTCCCTGTGCTAAATTTGGTTTTCGTTACTTTCTTATCACCTAAGGATGATGCGTATTGCTTACCGCTTGATACAGGACCTATTCCTGATGTACCTGTATTTGTAGAAGTTGTTACTTTCTTTTTATCAGCTATCCGCTTCTTAGCCAGCTTCTGAGCTTTAGTGTAAGTTTTAGTTTTTTTACTCTTCTTTGGTTTTGATTTCCTCTTACCCATTTATTTACTCCATTGGTACGGGTTTACATATGACTGAGTACTTGTCACTCCAGTCACGTTTTGTTGTCATCTTTTTAGCTAGTCCTTTACGACACATAGAAGATATATAATGACAGCCACTATCTTGTGCTATCTCTAGCAGTGACTGTTCAAATAGATCTACCCAATCGTCAAAACCATAGCCAGTTACGGTAGCCCAAGCATGTACATACAGCTCTTTCTTTTGAGGGTGTACAATCTCTTCAGCTACTAATACTCCAGCCAAGTCCCCTTGTTCGTCGATGCCTGCTAGCAACCAGAGCTCGTCATTCATTAATGGTTCGAGCATGTCTGATGCTAGCTGTTCACCGAGACTATGGTCTAAGGCTTTGTCTATTATTGGTCTTATTATGTGCCAGACTCTTGGAAGTTGCCACGTTTGTATGTGTTCAACTCTCATCTTTACTGACTCGTTTGTTATACCACTCGACCACCGAGCGTTGACCGGCTAAGTACATGACTTCGCCGATGCTCTGCTTCGGATGTGGGTTAACGGGTGGGAAATTTTCTTCAAGCTCTACTTGTATAGAACTAATCGTTGGTCCAATGATGGACTCAAGCATATTGTGGGAGGTTGGTGTTTGCATGTTCAAAGAACGCTGGCATACGAGCTGCTTTTGTTTCTGAGAACTGCGGGGCTTTGCCCTGATACATTAACTGATCGCTCGCATCCAGCCAAAATTTTTTGTCCAAATATTTATCGGTTGTGTTCTCTTTTAGGGGTTGTAGTACCCATTGTATAGTTGCCTTCCGAAGCTTATCCAAAGAATTGCTAGGAACAAGACCCAGCTCAGTGCATACGAGACTATTTGTCGCCACGTGTATCTGTTCATCTCTGGATATATCAGCTGATACTGTTCTGAGAGCAGCATCACCAAGAAAGCGAAACATAGGTAGTAGAACAAAGAATATAGCTCGCTCTGCAACGAGTGCCTTTGTGATAGTGTGGTCAGGGTGTGCAATCCAAGCATCTCTTAACCTCTTAGCTTCGAGCTCAGACTTGAGATCAGCCCCATGGGCGTCAACAATGAAGCCCAGAGCGAGATCATGTTTAATCTCGTCTTC